TGCAGCGCGGGCCGGGGCTGGCCGCACGATGGCCTTGCGCTTCATCATCACGGCGTAGCGGGTGGCGCTCATCAGGTCGTCTTGCTTCTTGACGACCTTGCCGTCCTCGCGGTGGTACAGGCGGAACTCGCTGAACCAGTCCTCCAGGTGGGCGAAGACCTTGAGCCGGCCGGTCTGCATGCGCTGCAGCATCTCCATCAGACCAGCCTCGACGCCGTTGCTGCCGTCCTCGAAGGTGGCGCGATCCTTGAGCATCTTGAGCCCAGTCTTCGCGTACTGGACGGCCAGCTGCTCGCCGCTGCCCTTGTCGTGCTGCAGGCCGTCGTGGGGCCATGCCGTAGGCACCCAGTCGCCCCAGGCCTTGATGGTTGCAGCGTGCAGGATGGGCGTGGCCTCCTTCTGGCGATGCCCCTGGATCACATAGAGGCAGTCGCTGTCCCGGTCCCAGGCCAGCTGCACGGCGGCCGTGGGGTGGTCCCAGCCGAAGTCCAGGCCGTTGATGCGTACCCAGTGGGCAGGGATCGGGAAAGGCTGCACCTTGATGCGGTCCTCTTCCACGGGGAAGATCCGGCCGCTGCCCAGCGTCGGGATGCCCTTGGAGCGCGCCTCCCGCTCGTGCGCCGGGTAGCTGGCGACGATGGACTGCTTCTGCTCCAGCGAGTAGTGATCCACGTCCCAGATGGTCATGCTGGTGACGTGCCGGGCCTTGGCGCCAGGGTCGTCTGCCTCGGGCATCAGGAAGCGCATCACCACGTCCGACATGCCCAGCAGCGGGGTGAAGGTGGTCTGCGCGAACTGGCCGCGCTGGCCGTTGTTGGTCCGGGTCAGGCCCTCGGCGTAGATGTCCTGCGGCGGCTCCTCGTCGAACCAGACGCCATCCACGGTGGGGCCCTGCCACTTCTCGCGGCCCTTTTCGTAGGACTTGAAGGCGATGATGGATTCGCCGGCCTGCACGTCGCCGCCACCGCCCCAGCGGATCACGGCACTGTCCAGCAGGTTGGCAACGCCCATGGCGCGCGTGGTGGCCTTGATGGCATCGCGCGGCACCATGCCCGTGCCCCAGGCATCCATCGTGGCCGGCGGGCCCAGCAGCATGCGCTGTGGGTTGTCGCGTGTGGCTTCGCTGGTCACGGAGCCAGCCCAGAAGGTCACCGGCTTGTCGAAGGTGGCACCGTTCCACCAGTCCGGATACCGGCCCGTCAGGTGCATGGCCCATTCGGCGCCGCCGGCCTTGGTCTTGCCGAGCTGGTTTCCGGCCATGAACAGGCGCTCACTGTACGACGCGCCAGCACGGTGGAACTCTCGCTGCTTGCCGTAAGGGCCGTACTGGTCCAGTTGCCGGGCCGCCAGCTCCCGCTCGATCATGGCCAGCATGGCGGCCTGCTTCTCGGGAGAGAGGTTCATGCGCGCGCCCTCACGGCATCGCGCATGGCCAGCAGCTCGGCCGTGGTCACGCTCTCCATGCCCTTGGCCGGTGGCTCGGGCATTTCATCGCGGATGCCGTAGGCCTGGCGCTCCAGCCCGATGAGTACGCGCAGGGATTCGGACAGGGAGCGCATGGTGCTGCTGCGGTTCGCCAGGCTGGAGGCCTTGCCCGCCGCCTCGGCCAGCTTGCCGCGCTGCTCCTTGGTCAGTTCCTCAGGCGGGGCGCTGCGCAGGATGGCGGCCACCTCGGCAAATAGCTCAGGGCTGGCGCACTGCTGCTCCAGCTCGTCCATGAGGCCCATATTGATGCGCCGGCACCGCTCGATGTCCTCGCGCTGGCCGAGTCGAACCGAAGCTTGGGTGGAAGCAGCTGCCTCGACCGTTTCACGCTCTGCCGCTGGAGACGCATTGTTAACCGGGGTGTTAACCAGGGCCGCGTTAACCAGCGCGTCGGCTTTGGATTGGATCTTGGCGGTGAGGTCTCGCGTCCATCCCAGCTTCTTGGCGCGCTTGGAGATGTTGACGTGGCTGGTGCCGGAGCCTTCGGCGATTTCGCGCAGGCTCTTGATGCCGGCCCGGTAGTCCAGCTCAATGCGCTCCCAGTCAGGGGAGCGGGGGCCGGGGGCTGCGCCCCCTGCGCTGGGGGCGTGATCGGGATGCGATGAAGATGGCATGCCCGGAGTCTCCCGGGCGCGTGTCTTTTAGGCGAACCCTAGGCGGGGTAACCTCTTCATTTTGCTTTGAGATCCACTCGGTCTAATATTTTTGTCAAAACATCAGTTGGTATCAGAGAGCCGGACTCCTGACAAGCTTGACCAGCTGGCACAAATATTCTTTCAGCAATCAATTTTTTTATTTGATATTGATCCTGAGTGGGTAGATCCGAAATGTACGGGCTAATAGCTGTCACATCCAATGCTTTTTGCAGATAAATATATTGCTGATTCCTATGCACCGCCGACTGGCGTACCAAGTAAGCGATCACAAACGAAAAAAACACCCCAATCGCAACTCGCATATATGCATCATGCTTGGTAAATTCATCAAATTCGAAAATTAAAAAATTCAAAATAAAGAGCATTCCCACAGAAAACATCATAATAATTGAATATTTTCTAAACTCATCGGCCTTCTTCTCCTCTTTATTGGCATTGGCCTCAAAAACCACACCCAATCTATTCCCAGCCGCCAATGCAACGAGCTTATTCAAATCTTGAATTTTCTCCCCAATTTTACCGATCTCATCATCAACATATTGGGTCGCTCTTTGTTTTTCACTATCTGAAAAGTGAATAAGCTCATTAATAGCAATATCCAAAGCAGAACTTAACTCCGCTTTTTTTCTAATCAAATTCTCATCCGCCACATCAACTCCATTCCTCTCATTAGCAGCGGATATATTGGCGCCTCCCTCATTCATAGATTTTTTTGAAAAAGCCAGATCTAATTCCGAGTAGCTACATCCATGATCAGAAAGAGTAAGCTCTAACCCTTGGGTAACCTCCATTGAAAATTTCTCACAACGATCAATTTCAGAGTTCATCCCATCTTTTGATTTTTGTTCGAATACACCTTTAATATCATTGATGAATTTTCGCAGATCTCTGTAAAAATCAAGGATTGCATATTGATTCCTGATAATTTCATAAAATAATAGACCATCCACAATATAATCTGTTCTTTCAAGAAAAGTATCGTCAATACTTTTTAATATTTCATAGTTCTTTTTTGAAATAGAATTAGCTAAAGTACCCAAATTAGAGGCCATTACAACCCCTTTGACCAGTTTATTGTCTGCGTCAGAGAATATAGTACGCTGATTCTTTAGATCCTCAACGGCATTTTTTATATCGATATTTACATCAATAGCCATAAAATCTCCAAGTATAAAATATAATGCAAATAACCACTAACTAATTGTTACCAATAATTAGTATAACTCAAATGAAACCGTGCATGGTTTTAACTAATCAGACTGGGAATCCCATCTGCCCCGCCTCCCCATCCTGCACCCTCTTTTGCAGCTGTTGAACCACCTTGCGCAGCTCCAGGATCTCGTCAGCCTGGTGCCGATTGCGCACAGTGAACTCGGTCAGGATGGCGCCCATGTCGTGCTGGGTCTGCATGTTGGAGAACTGCATTGCGTAGCCCTGGAACATCCGGGCAATCCGCCGGGCAGTGGCTTCATTGACGCGCAATTGCTGGTCACCGGCCTCAATGATCACCAGACCCTCCGGCAATTCCGTCATCGATACCGCCTCAGGCTCTGGCCGGCCCATCATTGGCGCGAAGACACCATCCCGAATGCGGCGCAGGCGGCCGTCATCGATCAGGCGCGAGACGTGGTCATCGATGATGGTCATCTTCAGGCCCGTGATAGCCTGCAGTTCCGAGCGCGAGCAGACCTGGCCCTGGGCGTGCAGGTCCTGGATGGTGGCCCAGATGATGTCGGCGCTGGTGCGGTCGTCGATTTGCGGCGTGGTGGTGCTGGTGGTCAATGGCTTCTCCCGGTAGACTATTGCTTGCTCAGGACAACAGTCCGGGGAGGCCCGCCACGTGCGGGCTTTCTTTTTTCAGGGCCAGCAATTCATCGCATCTCGTCCTCCCATGGTTTGAACACCACGCCGGCCTCGGTGCCGAAGGCATAGAGCCATTCGACGAATCCCTTGGCCAGCTTGTTCGAGAACTTCTTCGTGGGCACGCCCAGCATCACGACCTCGCCGCGCAGGCCACGGCCCA